GCATTCGGGGCACACTTCGCGGATATCGACGTGCACTTCGCGGCTACCCCAGTATTCGAAACAGCCGATGCCGAAATCCATCGACTTGGCGGTGACGTTGCATTTGCACGCGGGGCAATAGCCGTGACGGGCGTCGTCGTCGAGGTCGAGGTAGTCAGGCTCGCGGTCGGAGAGGAAGAGGGCCATGTCAGCACCACACGATCTGTTCGTAGCCAACCGAGCGCACGAGGCGCGAGTTGACGTACTGGTCGAAGTGCGAGACGAAGCGGAGGATGTAGTTCGAAGCGTGGCGCGCGCTGCGGTGCTTCGTGTAGTCGGCGTAGAGCATCTGGTCACCTCGTGTGTGGTGTTGCTGTGAGGTGAAGATTAGCAATCACTAAACCGCGAGTCAAGTAAAGACTAAACTTTTATTTGTAACAAGGCTAGCCCCGACGATGCGGGGCTAAATGACGATGAAGCGCGGAGGGTGAATCAGTGGCAGTGGGACGTGATGACGCGAACGGCCATCAGCAGGTGATGCGCAATTTCATTCAGCAAGTCTTCGGTCTCTTCGCGGCTGGGAGGCAGTTTAAGTTTGTGGCCGACGCTCTTGCGTGATCTGTAGGAGTCGAGGTCTATGACTTCGTCACTTTTTTCGGCGCTTGATTGCATGTGAGGGATCCTCTCGTATTGCAGCGCTGAGCTGCTGCTCGGCTAACCGGAATTCATCTATCCCGGATGAACCATTGTGAGGGACCGGTAAGGAGTTCGCAATCTGCAGAATTCCCGTGATCATCGGAAACATTTTTCGGGCCGGATCGCTAATGGCGTCCAGACGGGTGATCCACTGAATGAGGTTCAAAGCGTCGGCGGTAAGAGGCACTTTTTGGCTTGTATTCGACGAATCGATGCCTTCGTCAGAATCCAAAAAACCACTGCCCATTCCATAGTCGGCCTCAAGCCGGCGCGCTAGTCGCTCACCAAATGAGCCCCCTGCCTTGATCTGTGAGAACAGGCTTTTGTCCTTCGCAGGGGCTGAGTGTGTTTCAAGCCAGCGCTGAAGGTTGGCGCGGCGGATGTCTTGAATGTCCATGGCGCAAGTTTAGTTTCTTCTAAATTAGTATTCACTTGACCCACCGTTTAGCAAGTACTAAACTGCCTCTAAATCAACCTTCCCCAAGGTGAGGCACTGTGGATCTCAAGACATACATCAACAGCGAGCGCGGCACGGCCACGAAACTGGCCGCAGCTATCGGCGTATCGCTTTCCTATCTGTCGCAGATGAGTGACGGCACATCAGCCGTCAGTCCAAAGCGCTGTGTCGCCATCGAAGAAGCCACGGAAGGATGCGTGACCCGCAAGGATCTGCGTCCTGACGACTGGTCGGACATCTGGCCCGAGCTTCGTTCGGAACAACCAGCCGCCGCCTGAATCCCCGCAGGCGGTTGCTGTGGAACCAATTATTAAGTTCCTCGCCGCACTGCACAACCATTGAAAATTAGGTACGCCTTATGGGCCTGAGAAAAGCCTACCAGTCGATGATCCGCGCCTTCAACGGTGGTGCGCCGGCAATGGCGGGAGCGCTCGGTATATCCGAAGCGTCGCTACAGAACCGGATCTACGAAGTGAAGGGCCAGGCGATTCAGACTGAAATGGCCCTCGCCATGCAGCGTCTGTCCGGTACGACGTTCTTTGCTGAAGCCATCGCCGAACAGTCGGGCGGCATGTTCGTGTCGCTGCCCGAAGTCGACGACAACTGCGACAACGAGGAACTGCTCGCAAAGTTCACGCAGATCCTTTCCGACCTCGGCGAACTGGCCAAGACCCATACCGCGGCCATCGCAGACGGCATCGTCAACGACCGCGAGAAGCACGACCTTGAACAGGTCGCGGCCGCCGCGCACCGGCACATTCAGGAACTGCTGACGCTGACCTTCCGCATCTACTGCCCCAAGGGCGCGGTGGAGAAGTGACATGAACTTCTACAAGCGTCACATCGGCGACTACCTGAAGGACACAGCGCACCTGTCGCTGCTTGAGCACGGCGTCTACACGCGACTGCTCGACGTCTACTACACGCGTGAAGCTGGTCTTCCTGAGGCTCAGGTCGCTCGACTGATTGGTGCACGTAGCAAGGACGAAGGTGCAGCACTCGCTGTCGTGCTTGATGAATTCTTTAGCCTGGTCGATGGAATCTGGATTCAGGACCGGTGCGAACGGGAGATCGAGGAAGCATCCGCACAAGCGAAAGCAAACCGGGAGAACGGGAAAAAAGGCGGGCGCCCTAAGAAATCTCAAAACCCAGAACAAACCCAAACTGAAACCGAAAAAGAACCCAACGAAAACCCATCTGGTTTTGTTTCGATAACCGAAAAAAACCTTAGCCAGACTCCAGACTCCAGACTCCAGACTAAACCCCTAGAGCAAGTCGTCATAGGTGGTTCACCTACGCGTGAGTTGACCGACGATTTCTCTCCGCGCAACGAAAGCGAATGGCTTCGCCATCTGCGAGCCAAACATGGATTTGAAGCTGATCCGACCGACGTCAACGATCGCAAGCGCTATTGGCAAGTCTTCGCCCGATGGATCAATGCCGGCATCAAGGCATCGCAAATCGATGCTGCTATTGCAAAAGCCCACGCGGATTCGAGCGAGCCGATATCAAACATCGTTGCGTATGCAGACCGCGTGCTTGTATCGATGACCGTTCCCCCCAAGGTCACGGCCGCTGATGCCAAGAGCGAATCCAGGCGACGCGCCTACGAAGTTCTCACCGGCAAGACCTCCGTTCAATCCGAAGTCCAACCCGCAGAGGTGATCAATGGGCACGTCAAGCTCCTCGGCTGACCTGTGGCCGCAAGACGCCGCGCCCCGTCATTGGGTCGCGACGCTATTCGAAAAAATGACCCGCATGTGGGGCAACACGTTCCTCGACAAGTGGCGCGATGTGGACCTCGAAGGCGTGATGCAGGAGTGGGGCATCGGCCTGCGCAAGCTCTCAAGCGCGGAACTGAAAGCCGGTGTTGGCGCGCTCATGACGCTCAAGTTCCCACCGTCTCTGCCCGAGTTCTACGGCCTGTGCAAGCAGATGCGCCTGCACGAAATGCCGCGCGCTGAAGCGCTGACGGACCAGACCAAGGCTGACGTGCACGTGGTCGGCGAGCAGATGGCGAAGATGCGGGCAATCATGGCGCCTCTCATGCAGCCGCGTGAGATCACGGCGGAATGGGCCTACAGGCTCTTGATGCGCGGCGAGGCGCCGTGCGGTAAGGCGCTGACCTCTGAAGCCGTCCGGTGCGCTTCTGACGCGATCACGTCGAGCGCTGGGCGCCGCGTGGTCGAAAACTGCACCGATCCCGAGCTTAAGGCCGAATACGAAACCATCCGTAGCGAGATCATCCGCGCCCATAAAGCGGCGTTCAAACCTTTGTGGGAGACGCCATGAACTGCAAACCTGGTGATCTGGCGATCATCGTTCGGGCAATCCTGCCTGAAAACATTGGGCGCATTGTAGAGATCGTTCGCTTGATCGGCGAAGCCCTCGATGGGCTTGGCCCGATATGGTTGGTGAGAGGTAGCCAGCCGCTTGCGCGTTCTGCCAATAAGGGCAGCGTTAGGCTTGATGATTCTCTGGAAAGGTCATTCATTGATGCATGGCTTCGCCCAATCAGCGGCGTTCCTGTCAACGACGAAGTAACGGACGACATCAGGGAGCCAGCATGACCACCACTACGCCCGCGCGCGAGGTTTCTGCACGCCCTAAGGAGCAAGCATGCTGATCTGCGGAATAGACCCCGGCCTCACTGGCGCCGTCGCTTTCATCGATCACAACGGCTTGCGCTGTGTATTCGACTTGCCGACGAAGCCGATTGCCGATGCTGGTCCTAAGGCACTCGTCAAACGCCAGTGCGACGGTCGTGCGCTCGCTGCGCTGATGCGCGCTCACCATGCAGCTGATGAGCCGGCGCTGGTCGTCATCGAGGATGTGCAGGCAATCGGCGGCAGTGCGATCCAGACCATGGGATCGATGATGCACACCAAGGGGCTCATAGAGGGCGTGCTGGCCGCCAAGGGATACGACGTGGTGTTCGTGCGTCCGCAGGCGTGGAAGCGGTTCTACGGGCTGTCTGCAGACAAGGCTCAGTGCCTGGCGATGGCGAAGCAGCTTTACCCATGCGATGACATTCGACTGGTGAAGCATCACAACCGCGCTGAAGCTGCGTTGATCGCGCGTTACGGCATGAGGCACTTCGTATGAAAGCCGAAATTAATGCGCGGGGCATTCTCTCCATCATCCCGGAGACGCCTCTTGAGGCCTTTGCCTTGCACGCGTGGGGGAAAGCCAACATAGGCATGTACATGATGCATCCCGGCGAGATTAAGACCTTCGAGGTCAGCAACTTGGTCCTCGAATTCAAGGGTGACGACCTTTTCCCAGGGTTCGTATGATGGCCTCAATCCTCCAGCTCGCCGGCATGCTCCCGCGCGACCCGCAGTTCCGCGAATGGGCCGCCTCGCACGCCGAGGTCGAGCCGCTCACGGTCGACGAAGCAGCGGAGTTCATCCGCGTCGTCTGCCAGATCACATCCCGCCGCGCGCTCGCGACCGACAAGGCCGCAG